GGGAACTTTAAGAGTAACCTCTTTGACATCATCAGCTTCAGGGGCATCACGTTTGAGAATAGGCCGAAGTTCGACACTACGCCCTATATTAGGGCCATTCATCATAACCTGATAACAATCCTCCATCAACTCCCCAACCGCTGTATCAAAAGCTAACTGCTTGTCGTCTGAAAAACCATTATTTCTGCTACACAGAGCAGACTTTATGGAATAAAACAGATGCGGGGATACTGAATAATCGACATCAAAAGAAAAACGGTATTTGCAAAGTCTTGAAAACTCATTCCATAACATCGAACGTGTTCGATGATAAGTCAAATTTGCCTTCTGAGCATGCTCACACCAAACGAACATCTCATTAGAATTACACCCATAAGGTACAAAGGAGGCTCGCTCCTCACTACGTTGAATCCTAGTTTCCATTTACAACCGTTCCGCACCGCTTCTACGGGCGTACTTTCTCATAATCTGCCTAACGGCAACTGGAATAGATTCATCATCCGCAATCAAATCTTCAAAAGAGTCATCCTCCTCTTCATTTTCATCAGAAAAACGAACCAGTGGACTTTTTGGTTCTTCTTCTACTCTAGGAGCCAAAAGTTTAGTTAACTTATCCATCCTCAACTGCAAGCTCTTTAGAGTAAGTTCATCATCTGCCAAACTTTTACCAAGATTACGAATTTCAGTAATTCGTTTATTTCCCGGCATATCAGTATTCAAAGCAGGAGTCCAATACATAATCCCATTAGAAGGAACAGTATCGGTCAAAGTAAGATTTCCCGCAATTTGGCCAGAAGCAGACAAAGTTTTACACAAATTTGGGTTCTGATAAAAATTAACAGAGGTGGTAATACTAGTATTTGGCTGAAAAAAATAAATATTAAAAGCTCGCAAACCACCAAAATCAAAATTAAAGTAGCACGCATAAATAGTATTTAAAGACCAAAGAACTGTGGCAGCATTAAAATTCATTTTGACAGCAGCATAAGCCAAAGGGTCCACCAACTGAGGAACAGTAAGACCAGGAGCACTAGTCCCGATAGCATTTTGACTGTAAGTGGCAGATGAATTGGTACCTGGCAAAACAGGACCATAAAGTTCAACTTCATACTCGACTTGGATACTTCCGTTCCTGCTAAGGGCACTTAAAACCGTGCCACAGGAACACTTTACCAAACCTTGAACAACCAATCGATCTTCACCCTGTATATCAGGTTGAACATAATACTCTTTTGGATCTTCAGAAGTAGGTTTCCAATCGTGAACCAAATTCTGCCAAATAGGAACTATAGATGCCCCAGGAGTTTCGAGAAGATTTTGCCAATAAGTAAATGTCCCATAACCAGAAATGGGTATTTCAGGGTCTGGTATATGAGAAATAAGCCAATCTCCAACAGATGAGGTAGCAATAGCAGTTATAACAGTGGTGCGAACACGTTTAAAACGAAATTTAGACCACAACTGCGCTTCCTGAGTTAATCTACCATGGCCCAAAGCCATGGGATTTAAAGGCATAGAAAAAAGGTCAGTATACGGAGCTAGCGGATCAACAGGAGATATCTCAGCAACAAGAGCACGACCTTTAATAATCATTCGATCTTGCTCAAAACTCTTACCAACGACCCTCTTACGATGAAAATAATTACTCATTTTAGTATAACCAAACTTTGTAGGCACCTCAAGTTCGTTGGTATTACTAAGCCTCTTATTACCGGACTTAATCTTTTTCATTTTGCCTCTACGATTTTTCTTAGGTTTTGCGATCTTCTTTTGGGCAAACTTTTGAGTGGCCAAACGAGCCTTAGTTCTTTTACCAGAACCCTTGATAGCACGTTGAGCCAACTGTTCGCCTTTTTCAACAGCTTTTTCTAATAATTTGGAGCCAACCATGGCTACAGCAGTCTCTGCTAGACCTGACATAAAGGTCTTTTTCACTTGGTAGTCGCGACTTTTACCTTTAAGACCAAGTTGCAATCCTAAAAATTCGTTAAAAAAGGACTGCGGTTTACCAAAATACAGCCAAAGTATTTCATCCTCAGTTTTAAAAGCCTTGTGCCCACGCGCTTGAGGATTTTCCTCAAGATAGAGCCTAATAACTTCGTCTAAAACACTTTTATCATCGCTGAATTGGCACATCAATCTAGCAGAGGACAATCGACCAACATCAACATCAATGGATCGAGTTTCGAGTTTGCAGCACAAGCCAGCAAGTACTTTGCTGGTGTTAAAGCTTGGGGCATAAAAATCTCCAAAAGTTGTTTTAACAATTAACGGACGAGCAGCTAAATAATCACACTCGTAAAAATTGTCCGTAAAATGAATATCAACTTCACAACCCAAAGAACGCCAGATAGCAGCTTGCTTTTCAGCCAACCTTATATCTGGACCACCGCCAATATTATCATCACCAGTATGATGATTAACATAACCTGCTTCTTGATACTCCCTAAGGGTCTCAAACTCCGAAGAAGCAGCAGCAAACTCGATAATTTTGTATCTATCAGTATTCCCATGGCCCGTTCGATGATCACCGGAATTTTCACCAGTATTTTTCCAAAAAATTTCGCCATCAGGCAAAATAACAGGACCAATCGTAGAATCTTCTATTAAACGGTTTCGAACATAAGGCATATTAACTTCAAAATCTGGAATGTCCAAACTTCTAGCAACCTCTCTCAATGAACCCAACAACCAATAAAAACGCACTTTATGGGTAGCATAACAATGATTGGTCGCACTAACGGTTAATTGTTTGAGATAATGCAATTGACGGGAATCATATTTACCAACATCAGAAAACCAATAATGTCTTTTTCTGTGTAAATCTCTGGCAAATAAAT